ATAAATTCTATCGTATTTTGGTGGAATTATTTCGGTCATTTGTAGATTCTAACTAACCTACAAAACCTATCACTGTTATTTGTTATATCTAAACTTGCGGAGGTTTGTTTTTTAACGTCGTGTTTATTAATACTAGTGTCTCCAACTTTACAACTTTGACCAAAGAAAATATATTCTTCTGTCCCTACTTTAGTTGATGTTATAGTTCCCCCAACTGGTATATCAATATTTTCCATTGTCCAACCTGCTTGATACTGCATCGGACAAATGATAACTGTTTGTGCGCTAAGTATTTCTATACTTGCTTGTAAACAATTAGGTTCAATGCTAGAAGCACTTACATTCCAGCCACCTGGCATCTCAGTACAGGTATAATCTGCTGCAATAGAGTTTTCGGTTCGTGTTAAACTATCCGGTGTTGCATTGACTGCATTCATAATATCTTCAAACTCATTTAAATGAGTTAAATCAAACTCATCACCTTCAGCCCAGGTGTATGTTACTCTTACCTGACCTTCTAATAAAAAATAATTATTAGAAGACGTAATTAAATAAGGTTTGTTCGCTACTTGTGTATGAATTAAATTACCCGCACTATCTTTAACGTGTTCGGAGTGATTTTCTCGAGCCACTTTTTGTCCTGGCACAGTATTCCACGCAACACCTAGTTGTAATTTGTGAGCAATATTTTTTATGTCAAAAGGTATAGTTACGATCATAATTCTTCCGGTTCAGTATAATTAGCATTACCCATATCTGGTATTAATACACTAGGTTCAATGTCATTTTTTTCAGTTACAACACCACTAGTATTAACATAATATTTTGACGCATCATAACCAAGTTCCGCGAGCCACTCGCCTACAAAAATAGTCTCTCTAGCACCTACATCATAATATACATCTCGTTCAACAATAAAGGTTTTAGTAGTTAAACCGGATTCGTTCGGCGTGTACACATAAACAAATGTATCCGTGTTGTTCGGATCAGTGTCTACAGTTCTATTAAAAGTTATTGTGGCCATTATGTTATTGTAAAACTATAAGTGTTTCCTGTGGTAAGAGTTGCACTTTCATAATTAGCCTTAACACCAAAACGACCTGTTTGTCCGCTGGGCGAGTGATATTGAGTTTGATTGCTGGACGTAGAGTCCAAACTTTGTTGACCTGCATTAGTTCCAATAGTGGAAGTAAGTACCACACTACCACTAGTCCCCGTGCCGTTATAGATTGTTAGAGTTTTATTATTTAAAAAACTACCAGAAACAGCACCATTTGCATTAGATAAATTAAGATCACCTGAATCATATGCCCCCGCAGCTATGGTATTAATATCACCGGCTTGATTAAAATATATGTCTAATTCTGTAGTGGGATCATAACTACCACTAGGAATCCAAGTAAGCCTGCTTACCATAGCCCTTTTGTTATTACCACCGATTTTAATAGTACCATTACTACTACCACCACTACTACCAGCATTTAAATCAAAACCTGGCTTGTCAAAAGATGTATTGTTTTTATCTATGGCAACCATACTACCCGCAACAAAAGTTTGAAAGGTACCATAACCACTTTTGCCTTGAAAATCAGAAGCTGAAATTGCACCACTTGAGGGAATACCAGAAGTACCAGCGGTAAAAGGCATAACCGAACTACCATCAGATCTATAACATTGTGTTAAAGCAAAAGCCCCAGTCTGTACAAATTCATCCCTAATGTCGCTCCACGAAATAGCCCCTGATGCAGGTAATGCCATAAAATATCCTATACAGTTGTTGAGTTCTTAAAATATATTATTCCTTCTTGATAGTCAATTTCAAAAGGATTCCTTTGTAAATCTTCGGGACTAATAGCTCCCATTCTAGCCCAGTTTGTGTGGCCATATTTAGCTTTACATATTCTATCTACCATTGCCGCTGGCATATCTATTAAGATTTCTTTGTCTCCAGGTTCTTCTTCACCTTCTGGAATCCAAGTAATCTCAAATTCTTCACTATCTGCATCAGAAAGAGATAAAAAACTAGTTTCTATGTTTATTTTTTTCATTTTCCATTCCTTCTAAAAATTGTTTGGTAGTTTTAGGACTTAATCTTTTTTTGTTCTTAAAAATACTATTAAAGTTTTCTTTATACTTTTGTGATGGGTAATGTGCGCCGTCTTTAGCCATAATTATTCCTTCATCTGCGAGGCATACGGATCTGTTGACAGCATGCGTTGTTTTTTGTTCGGTTGTAGACCACCGATAATTTCTTCTACATTTTTGTTAAAGTAATTCACCATTTGGCCAATAATATTATCTTGTGATAGTGTTTCTGCTAACTCTTTTAAATCTTCACCGTGCTGTAAACAACGTGAGATTAGTTTACCGGACGCGCGTAGTTCGCGGTCAATATAAGAATCAGTGGGTTTAATTTTTACCCAAAATGCTAGCGGGGTAATACCCTCAGAGCCAGCAGTATAGTTTACAATCCCAATTACTTTACGATTGTCAATCGGTAAAGTGAAAGTAGTACTCATCATCCTGTTCGGAATCTCATGTCGCATAATTTTATCTTCCTGTAATATCATCTCCGTGTTCCTCGATAAATTGGTATAAACTTATATTCGTGTCTTTCACCTGTTCTATCTCGTGCCACATCGTATCTATGGTAGTGTTTAGTTTATCAATATATCTAAAATTTACAACCATAACTGTTATGCAAAAATGTAAAATTAATAATAATAATACAAAATTAGTGTATTTGCCCAGCGGCGTTAAGAATTCTTTCACCTTGTTCCTCCCAATAATTTTTTAGTAGTTTTTCGTAGTTTCGTTTCCACATTTTTCTCATACGAGGACATGCTGCTTTACTTAGCATATCACGGCAATTGTTTATCCGTTTCATTCTAATCGCTATTGTCACCATCCGTATTCATCCTCCGGGTTTAATGGCATTATTTACCTACTTCCGGTAAAGTCTCACCTGACCATTTAGTTTTTGATTCACGACCACCTTCTATATTAATTCGTGTTTGATTTTTAGGTAACATTACATAACCATTATGTGCTGTCACTTTCATGCCCATGTGTATAAATTCTTCTTCACACATAGGACAATCAGTTTCAGTAGACTTATCAAACACACCAGCAATTACAGGTGTTATACGAATATACCCATTGCCATTACAGCGTGGGCATATTGTTTTAACTAGCTCTTCGCTTTCCATTTTTCTTAGTTTCTTTCTCTAGCATAAAGCTAATTGCTTTCTGTATTGATACAGGCACTTCAAAACGAGTGGCTGCAAATTTTATAAGTTTACTATGAGTGTCTCTTGACACTGATACTGACTTAAATTTTTCTGTATCTGGCATATTTTTCCTTTTGTTTATGTTATACTATGGGAGAATATAGTCACTTTATTTTATTTGACAAGTATTTAATTTAATATATTATAAAAAAATTCATGTAATGTCTTTCTTACTTGGATCTTCTCACCATTAGGGCCCTTTTTTGATCAATTTAAGGGCCCTTCTTATTATTTTATGTCACCCCAGTTTGTACCTTCTTCATAATCTATCTTATTAGGTACTTCTAATTTAACAGCCCTTTCCATAATGTCTGTAATCATTTCTATTTCGAATCTATCACCAGGTGTGTCAGGCACAGAAAAATCTAATTCATCATGAATCTGAATATGAGGTATGTATCCAGATTTATAAAGATTAACCATAGAGCGCTTAGTCATATCGGCAGCACTACCTTGAATTAATTTGTTCAATGCTTTGTAAGTAAAAGCACGTTTAATCCCCGGTCCGTGTTCCCTGAGTGCGTCTGCATGCTTCAATGGACGTTTAATACCGTAGCCATGCGGCTCCCACATATCAAAATGACATAGTCTACCACCAATCGTGCGAATCGTACCGCTATCTTCGGCCCGTCTAGTCACGGCTTGCGATAACATTTTAACAAAAGGCGCTCTGTTGTGATAAGTTTTAATCAAATCTTCCGCGGCTTCTTTCATTAGTCCTAGTTCCGCCATCAATTTATTTTTACCCATACCATACATTAAACCTAAGTTAATAGTCTTGGCTTGCTTACGATCGATACCCGCCATGTCTGCAATCATCTGATGAAAGTCCGCTTCGCCGGCATCATACTTACGTTTAATTGAATCTGCTCCAGGCATCTTCATTAAGCTTGCATAGTGTACTAAGATTCTTGGCTCCTGTTGACTGTAGTCAAAGCAACCCCACTTACAACCTTCTTCCGGTATAAATAAAGAACGAATCATTGGGCCGAGTTCCTTGTGTCGTGCCGGAATCTGCTGTAGGTTCGGATTACTGTAGCTGAAACGACCAGTTACAGTACCACCATCATCAGATCTAATCTGATTTATATCAGCATGTATTCTCCCGTTGTGACTGTGCTTTAAAATTGTTTCAATAAATGTCGTATTAGTTTTATTTATTTCTCGCTTGTTAACAATCGCTCTTGGTAATTCATGTGGATGCGTTGCTAAAAAGTTTTTAGTAAAACTTGGCTGACCTTTTTCAGTTCTATCATAAGGTATCTTAAGTTTTTCAAAAGCCTTTTGAATAGAATGTGCTGACCATATCTCAACATCCATACCTGCTAGTTTAGATATCTCTGTAGTCAATCTTAACTCGGTTTGCTCTAACTTTTTTCTAGTGTCTTGTGCTTTATCTAAATCTACCCGCACACCTTTGAATCGCATATCAACTAAACATGGAAATAAATCTGTTTCTAAATCAAACACATCATGTAATTCTTGCTTTTCTATTTCATGTTCCATGGCATGCCATAGTTTTAAAGTTACCTCAGCATCTTTCTCAGCATAAGTACCAACAAAAGGTGCCGGTAGTCGCCACATCTCAGCTTTTGGGTCTATACCCCAAGCTTTAGCAGCCTCCATCAACATTCTTTCATTCTTTCCTGATCCAACATATTGTTTAGCAACACCATCAAGAGTAAAACCCCAACGGTTTTCATCTACCAAAGAAGCTGCAATCATAGTATCTATAATTCTTCCGTTAATTTTTATACCCATAGCTTTAATCCAGGACACATCATACATGGCATTGTGAAATATTTTTGTTGCACGAGTTGCGCAAACTTCTTCAAACCAATCTACAACTAATGCTCTATCTAAATTACCACCACCTTCGTGACCAATAGGGAAATAACCAGACCAACCATCAACGGCTAGTGCGATTCCTACTACTTCGCCATCACCTCTAATAGCACCTGAACCCAAACTTTTTAAATTAGGATCTCTAGTCTCCAGGTCGATTGCAATTTGACTGTGTCCAGATAAATCTGGTAATTGTAAAGGCGGTGTCCATTCCGTCTCCGGAACAAACATCGGCATTTGTAAAGTTTTCATTTGTATTCCTCCTTGAGTTTATTTAAAAACCAAATCGCTTTATCTAAATCTTCGACCGGTTTACCTTTGTGTTCGTGTCGCCAAATATATTTTACAGCCGAACCCTGTAAATAATATTTAAAACCATCTCCCTGCATGCTA